CCATTCAACGAGCAGGTCAGTACGCTGTTGCTCAACTTAGGGCTGCTCCTGTACCAGTACCTCGTAGTAAGTTGTTAGATTTAGCGGACACTTTAAAAGCAGGTCAAGATGTATTACAACAGTACGGATTAGCTGCTAAACAAGAAGCGGAAATATTTGAAGATGAGCTAAGTCGTAAAAGCCCTGAAGAAGTACAGGCTATGCTCAAGAAGACGGAAGGAGAGCTAGATAAGCAAGTACGTCGAGGAGCTATGGGATGGTTGACTTCTCCGTTGAATCAGAAGAGGAAGATGCAAGCTGTAGGTGCGTTGTTACACGACGACTACGAAAGACAACTTAAAGCAAGGGTACAAGACCCAGCTAATGCAGATGCAGATATAAACGAACTGATAGCTGGTGTTAAAGACGATCTGAGGAATCAGTATGGATCGCTTCAAAGTACTTTTGTTAATGAAGGTTTTGAGGGAGCTATAAGGGAAACAACAAGACGATATACCTTGCAGCACGATTCGTTGTCTGAAGCTGTCAGTAGAGAACAGTTGGAGTTAGCAGGTAAGAACATAGCATACAGAGCTTCTTTAGACAACCAAGGCGTTATGGCTGATCCGGATGCTATAAGTGAGTGGTGGTCAGAGAATGAAGGTGCTTTTACTCCAGCTCAACTACTTAAGCTTAGGCGTGATGTTGCTATGGCACATGCTAGGGCTGGGGATAAAGAATCTTTTGAACATTGGATGGAGTTTTCCGGAGACCTTAAAGTAGGTACTACTACAATTAAAGATAAGAAACTTAAGACAGACGATGTGTTTAGTGACTACTCCTCTGATGAAGCTGTGTTGAGATCGGATGCTGAAAATATTTTTAGCCAACAACAAAACGAAGAGCTTAAAGAAGGAAATGATATTCTAAGACAATTATCTAATGAGGCTGTTGAAATATCTGCTAAACTAGTAAACAACCAGTCTTATGTAGGGAAAGAAGGCACTCTTACTATAACAAACGAACAAGAGGCTTTTGAATATTTAAGGCAAAAAGCATTAGATACTAATAATAGTTATGTAGCAGGACCAGATACTGTGCAGCGTATTTACCAATCATTAGAAGCCATACGGAAACCGAAACCGAAAGAGGAAGTATTTTTACAAGCTAAAAGAATTTACACTGAAGTATCTGCAACTCGTGGTAGGGATTTCGAGGAAGAAGCACAAGATGCCGCAACCATGTTATTAAGCAAAACCGAGAATGCTATAACTGATCCATCAGACCCATCAGGCTCTTTAAGATTGAATCCTAGATATCAAGCCATAGCTGGTGGTATTTTGCGAGATATAATGGGAGAACGTATCAAAACAATGCGTAAAGTATTTAGCGGTAAATATAAAACTGTAGAAGGTGAAGCCGTAGAAAGCACAGATTATCAAAGTATTGTTGCGGACCATATGTCTGAGTATGATGAGCAATTCTTAAATACATTTGAAACTAGATTAACGGATGCTATTTCCGAAGATAAAAAGAAACAAGAACAAGAAGAAGTCATTACCTCCGAACCTCAAAAATATGTAGAAGGTACGAGTAAATCTTTTATTGATCCAACCAAAGTGGTTAGCCTAGAGGCTGCTATGTTAGATACTAATGTATTTAATGTGGAGATGCAGTTAAGAGAGGGTAATTTAGACGAAGCTTTAAACGAAGCTGTGAACTTAGAAGACCCTAGTGTTGTTTATTTTGAAAAAGAAAAAGGATATACTACTGGGTACGAAATACCTAAAATTAGATATAAATCTAAAGTGGATCAAATGTTAGAAACCTTAGAAGATACATCTAAATTTAAAGAAGAGAAAGATGTAGCTAGAAGAGGGTTATCTGTTTATTTACTGGCTAAAAAAGCATTTAATGCAGAGAATATTAAAAATGGATTCGTTACCGTAAAAACAGTTAAGGGTGATCGTCAGATTCCTATAGATAAAGAAGCTGTAAAAAAACTTCTACCGTATTACCCTATTATTCCTAGAGAAAGATTACTAGAACTTCAAGCGGACCCAGACGCAGACAAAACACCTGAGAAGAATTTACTTGAAGCTATCTTTAATGAAACTCTTGATGAGAACAGCAAAGAGGATCAAGATAAAGTAGACCTACTTATTCAACAACAAATGAAAGCAGCTTCAAGGATTTAATATGAAATTCACCAAAGATTATAGCGAGTTTGATTTAAGCACTTCTAAAAAAGAATCGTTAGGAGTTAGTGACTATGTTTTAGATATAGCTGCTAGTGTCCCTAGAGGGTTGGAGAGCATAACTCACGGTGTTTATAATCTAGGAGATTTCTTATCATTTGATGTATTACCAGATTGGGATGAGCAGCGTTTGTTTGGTCGTTCTAAAACAATGGCAGGTGATATAGCTACTAGTTTAGTACAGTTTGCTGTTCCTTTCGGTGTTATTGGTAAAGGAATTAGCGTAGCGGGTAAAGCAGCTAGAGCAGGTAAATTAACAGGTGTTACGGGTAAGGCAGCTAAAGCTTTAACAAAAGGCGGAAAGAAAGCTGGTAAGTTTAGAGATGTAAAAGTAACCGGATTATTAGGGGCGGAACTAGCTACAGACTTTGCAGTATTTGATGGCCAAGAACAACGACTAGCTAACTTATTAACAGAGTCGGATAATCCCATTTTTAATAACGCAGTTACTCAATACTTAGCAGCCGACTCAGACGACAGTGAGTTAGGCGGTAGGTTGAAGAATGTTATTGAGGGACAGCTAATAGGCTTGGGACTAGCTGGAGTATTTAAGGGATTTGTTGCGGGTCTTGATGCGATTAAAGTTAAAAATGTAGAAGTAAGTAAAGGTGCTAGTAGAGAAGACGCTATCACTTCTGCTATGTTTAAATGGCAAGACCAGACTAAAGGAGAATCGTTTGCAGATATGCCTAGCTTCGAAGGCGATGACCTTTTAACACAGCAGAGACTTTTTGGTACGCCTTTAGAGCAAGCATCGGCTGAAATTAAATTCCAAGAAAAAGGTTTAAAAGAAGCCGAAGAAAATTTAGAAGGTTGGAGACAGCAAGTTAAAGAGGGACAGCAAGAAGAAGGATCACTCCATGAGGAAACTCTACAAACAAGGATTGACTTAAAGAAGGTCTCATTAGAAGAAGCCCAAAATAAAGTAGAGAGCCTTAAAGCTAGACGATCGTTTGAAGAAAAGCCCGAACTCCAACAGAAACTAGACGAACTCGGTGAAACTATCGAAGATTTTGATGAAGCCGTAGAAAGAACACCTGCACCATTTAAGACCTACGAAGAAGAAGCCATGATGGATATTATTCCTAAAGGGGCTGAGAAGTTAAAGAGTAGGTTAATGAAGAAGTTTCCTATAAAGGGAGCTGATCCGGAAGATGTAGCAGATGTAGAGAAGTTTATTGATGTAATGGGACAGCGTCTGTTTGGTGATGTATCGTTATCTATAACAAATAAGATACCTGGTGACGGTCGTTATAACTTTGGTAATAATCTTCTGCAAATAAGAAAGAAAGCTATAGAGAACGGCTCCATAAAAAGAACAGCTGTTCACGAATTATGGCACAGTCTTAGTCGTTATTTACCAAGAACAGATGTTGATGCCCTTACTAAGCAATTTGAAAAAGAACGTGCTAAATATTTAGAAGGATTAGGGGATGTAACGAAAGCCGATCCAGCAACTGTGCAAGTAATACCCGGTGATGAAGTATTAGAGAACTTTAAAAAGGGAATATATACAGACGCTAACTACAGGTTTAAAGATGTAGATGAATACTTTGCAGAGGAAATGACAGACGCTTTCTTAAAGAAGTTAGACGAGAAAGACTTAGCTCCTACAGGTACACTTAAAAGAATAGCACAAGAAGTAGCGATCATGTTCAAGGATATGTTTGCTTCTTTGAAAGCTAAGTTAGGTATCGATCAAAGACAGAAGATATTTAATGACTTTATTAAACAGCGTAACGTAAAGATACAACGTCAACGTCCTCTCGATTCAGGCCGGATGTTTGCGGAGATGCCTGAGTTTAGTGACGATATTATCAAGAAATCTATAGATGATGTATCTGTTAAAAGTATAAGGACTGGCGGTAGGCAAGCTATTGACGGTGTAGCTAAAGCTGTAGCAAATGATTTTGATATACCGTCAGGTGCTAACGCTGATGAGATTATGGCTATGTTAGATGCTGGTGCTGAGAAACTACAAGGATCGAATCAAGTAGCTAAGTATACTCAAGAGATGTTAGATGAAGGCGTTCTTAATGAAATGGCTGACGCTACAGGAGCCGATGGGAACTTTCTTAAAGGATTAGTTAATCAATATAAAAACGATGCTGTTCAGTTAAGAAGAATTGCATTACGTCATGTAAGTCTTCGAGCTGGTTTAACTAAGAACGGACAAGAGATTATTAAGTTAGCTGAGGAATATAATGTAGGCAGAGCTAAACTAGGAGAGGAAGAATTAGAAATCCTAGAAGCACGGATTAAAAGTTTAATAGACCTCCAACTTCATATACAAGCAGGTGTCTCTGGGTTATCTAGCGGGTTTGGTTTTGGTTTAAAAACTACACAAATGAAAGCTAAGATAGGATTAGATAGCGTAGAAATATCTAACAGGAAACTTAGGAACGATTACCTTCGCAAGAAGGGTGGGTTGACCATAGATAAGATAGTAGACAACATATTGTTCGCTAAAGCTAAAGGCGGGGATGATGTATGGAATGCTATTATAGGTATGAACAATACCATAAGAGGGCATGAAGGAGGTAAGTTCCTTAAGATGGTTGAGGAGTATTATAAAAACTCTTTAATGTGGGGACCACGTACTATTACGGTAAATGCAGCTGGTGGTTTTATGTCTACAGCTGTTAAGCAGTTTGAAAGATATATGGGCGGTTGGATGAGTGCTGACCCAGCTACAAAGAAAGCTATAACACATGCTAGTTCTAAAAACTTTCAATTAACGGGATTAGTTCGCTTCATGCTTAATGCTTGGAAAAGCGGCGACTATTATATCGGAGATGCTAGGTCTGCTTTTGTTGAACAAACTGAAGATAGTATAGGATCGATCACTGGTAAAAATGTAGGCGAAGTGTTGGGAACTGAGTTATCTGACGGGTTAGAAACAGCAATAGATTGGGCAGGTAAAACTATACGAGTACCTAACAGAACCAATCAGGCGTTCGATCAGATGTACAAGTTTAATGAGTACAGAACGCGAGCTGAAACGATGCTACGTACTAAAGCAATGGACTTAGGTATACAAGACCCAGAGAAGATAGCAGAGTATACAGCTGACGCTATGCAATCTTTGTTAACTCGTTCTAACAGGAACTTCTCTGAAGCTAATCTAATTAAGGAAGCTCAAGCATCTGTAAAAGATCAGAAGTTTGACGCACCGTCTGACAGAGAGAAAGCGATCTACGAATATGTAGAGCAAGCTAAAAAGGAAACAGCAGAACGTTCAAGACGCTTAGGATTAGTAGATGAATCTAGCACTGACTTTGAAGCTTTAGATGCTTTGACTAGAGATTTTGTTGAACCTAACTTAGCATCTGCTGATGAGATAACTTTCTCTACTGAGCTTGGTAAAAACATGCAGCTACTACAAAAGTTTGTTAGCGGCATGCCGGGTGCATTTATTGTTGCCCCTTTTATTAGAACTCCAACAAACATTCTTAAATTCTCCTTTAGTAGGTTAGGTGCTATTGAGATGCTGGCTTTAGATAAGCTCAAAGAAAAGTTACCATTAGTAGCTCCCGAATACAAAGCTAGGATTGAGCGTTTAAGAAAAGGAATGCCAGCTACAGAGGACGCTAAGAACTCTATACTTGAGCAGTTGAACGCTGTAAAAGCAGACGGAACTCCTGACCATTTAAAAAGAGCGGAGGCTAAGGGTAAGCTGGCTTTCAGTGCATTACTGAACGGTGCTATGATGACCGCTGTATTTAACTTTAAAGATAGAATTAACGGGCAAGGACCAAAGGATTTCAAGCAACGTAAGATATGGGAAGCTGCTGGCAATGTACCGTATAGTATAAAAGTTGGGGATAAGTGGATAAGTTACGGTCGTCTCGATCCTATCGCCACTATGATTGGTATGTATGCAGATACAGCTGATTTAATGGAAGACGGGAAGATGCACAGTATTGATGACAATGTTCTTATGAAGTTATCGTCTTCCTTCACATTGGCTCTTACAAGAAATGCTACCAATAAATCTTACTTAGCTGGTATTGATAATTTCTTTAAAGCCATTTTTGACCCTGAGTCTACTACTGCTGGTAAATATGGAGGAACTGTTGTAGGAGGTTTTATCCCTAACATATTTAATCAAGGTCAATCTATAACAGGCGATCAACAAATAGAAGAAGCTAGGACATTTGCTGATGTAGTTCTTAAAAGAATACCGGGTACTACCTTAGACTTAAAACGCAACCCATTAGGGGAACCTGTAGTACAAGAGTACTTTGAGGGAGCAGCTGGTGTTATTAATCCATTGAATCCTGTTATGTGGGGATCAGCTAGTGATGACTCCGTTATGGTGGAGTTAGCTAAAGTCGGACACGGTTTTTCTGCTCCTAGTACGAAGTTAGATGGCGTTATTGATCTATTAGATTACGAACAAGCAAACGGTAGAAGTGCTTACGATAGATGGATGGAATTACATTCTGAAGTTACCATAAACGGTTTCACTATGAGGCAAGCATTTCAAAAGTTGTTTGCTGATTCAAGGTATCAAGCTTTAGACGCAACATCGTACAGCGGATTGCCTAGTCCTCGTGTTGAATACATAAAAAGAATAATGAGTAGATATAGATCAAGAGCTAGAATGCAAATGTTACAAGAGTTCCCTGAATTACTTCAGCAACAGAATCAAGTAAAAGCGGCGAAAAGACAAGGCTCTCAACAAGATGTACTTGCTCTTCTCTCTCAATAATTAATAATATATCATCATGGCTATTACTTTCGTAGACTATACAGCGACAGCATCTCAAACAGACTTCCTGTTTAACTTTCCTTATCTTGAAGACGAACACGTAACAGTCGAGATTGATGGTGTTTTAAAAGCATTAGGACCAACCGCAGATTACACCATTGAAACTTCTCCTACGAAAAAGATTGTACTTACTTCGGGAGCAACCGCTGGACAGAACGTCCGAGTACGCAGAAAGAGCCAACCCGACACGAACCTTGTAGACTTTGTAAATGGTTCTGTATTAACGGAATCTGAGTTAGACAGGGCGTACCTACACAATCGTTACTTAGCTGAAGAGATTGGTGAGTTAAATGATGCGTCGTTACAGCGAGTACCCGGCAGTGATA